TTCCACGGGCCGACCTTACCCTCGACGCCGAGCCAGCAAGAGATGCCGATCTCGATGCCCTCGATGAACTCCTGCAGCATCACGGGGCCTTTGGGGTTCATATCGATCGCCTGCCAGCGCTCAAGCCGCGAGATCATGTCCGCAGCGTTCCTTGAGCAGTAGGACAGGCTCTTGTCCTCGTTATCCCCCAAGCACTTGAAGACGTAGCGCTCGGGGTGTTTCCAGACGTAAGCCTCGGCCTCGGCAAGGGATGCAAACTGCTGATAGCTCGGGACGTCGATGCCGTGTCGCTCGAGGAATCGCATGCCATCGGAGCGCTTGATCTCGAGCGCTGCAGAGCGCACGCTCGGACCGAACACTCGAGCCCCGGCACGGCGCATGGCGTCGAGCTTTTCGACGTATTTCCCGTTAGACACTGGGAAGATCAGATCGGCCCAGCCCGTGTGGGATACGAAGTTATCGACGTGGGTAATTCCCGTCCAGCCATCGCCTGTGCGGTTCTTAGCGTGTTTCGGGTCGGTAAACAGACGCACTTGATGCCCCGCTTGGGCCGCGCGCCACGCGAGGTTGAGGCCGACGTCGTCCTGATCGATGATGAGCAATTTCACTGCTGCTGTGAGCGGGTCGACGCTAACGGAAACACCACACCAGGCCGCGGTTCATCGGATTGCGGTGTGGGAATCGACAGCCGACCGACGGGACCGCGCGCAGCCTCCCTTGCCTTTTGATAGGCCTCGCGCAGGCTGAATTTCTCGCTCGGCTTTTCTAGCGGGCCGCGCAACGCTTCGCGCACCTTTCCCTCGGCTGCGCCCTCGGCGGTGAGCTTCTTGCCCAGTTTCACGGCGCCGACCCCGGCCTCGACGAACTTGCCGGCGACAGGGATTTTTGTCGCGACATCAAGCATCGTCGTCAGCAGGCCCGCGGTCGGCACTTGACCGCCCGCAGGCAGGCGCGGTGCGGTCGTCACATCTTCGGCAACATCGGCAACACGATACAGACGCCTGATCTGTGCCTTCGAGAACAGGATATTTAACTTATCGTCGCCAATTTCGTTCAGTACCTTGCGCAGGTTGGCACCGGAGACCGGACGACGGCCAGCGGCATCCTTGGGTCCCTTGGTCGCAACTTCCCGAATGTGCTGCATGGTCTGCGATTGCATCTCGCGCCATGCTTGGCGTGACTGAGCGGGCTTATCGCGACCGGTTAGAAGTTGCTGCTTGACACGGCGCAGATCAGCGAGGGACCCCCGCATCACCGTCTGATTCCAGACGTTTTCTAGCGCGACACGACGATTCCCCTTCGTGTCGTCAAGAAGTAGATCCATGATTTTCGGATCGTCGAACGTCTTGGCATGCTCGAGACGCGCCTGTCGGGCCGCGCGGTAGGCATCACCTCCTGCACCTTCGGTGATCTCGTTGATTCGGTTCTTAACTTCGCGCGCATAGTGCGCTTTGGTCGCATCGGCTTTGCCTTCTGCCGAGGCCGCTTTATAGATTTCGTCCAACTGATTCAGACTGATCGTCTTGTCGCCTTTGGGGACCCAGTTGCCGTTCGCGTCCTTCTCGGCCATCCCCATGCGCTGCAGTTTGTTGCCGATGTAGTCCAGGTGTGCCGGATTGTCGATGTTGTTGATGAGATCGAACACCGGCTGACTGGAGATGCGTGCTTCGGCTTGACCGGTATCGCGCGCATGGTCGTATAGGTCTTTCACGCGCTGCGCAGAGGCTTTCTCTTGCGTCTTCAGGTTTTCTATAACCTTTGCGCCTGCGCCCTCGGCAGAGGTCGCCTGTCCGCGCAGACGACCGACCGCATCGTCTAAAGACTGATTGAGTTGCCGTGTCTGCTCGTTGCGGATATCGACGAGCTTTTGACCGGCCTCGGTGCGCTCGAGCAGCGCTTCTTTGCCGAGTTCTCGCGTGGAGCGCTCGACCTGCCCTCGCGTGTAGGGCATTCCTTGAGATTCTAGTCTTGCGGCCCGCTGGGTGGCTTCTGGACTGAGCTTGTCAAAAGTAGTCTGGTCGTGGGCGGCTTGAGTGAATTTGTCCTGAACCTCGGCGGACATATCAGCCCAGCGAAGCGGCTTAGGAGCCTCCGGATCTTTTGCCGCCTGAGCTGCTGCCTGGTCGGCAGAACGATCCACAGCGGCTTGTGCACGGGCGCGCGCCGCTGCTGCTGCTTCTGCCTCAGCAGCGCCACCAGCACGACCAGCAGCACCCACTCCACGACCGCGCGCTCCAAAAAGGGCGGGCAACATTTCGCCCCCCGCCTTGACGAGTGTACCAATAGCAGGAGCCGATTGCTGATATTCCGGTACGTAAGCCGCGATATCCTCGGCCTTTTCCCCGAGCCAGGTCGTTCCCGCTGAATATTTTTCCGGTAAGTAAGAAATTGCCCTTGTCACTCCTGCCCCACCTGTGGTACGCGGCTGGTATGTGTACTTGCGCTCCGTTTCTTCGACCGCCTGCGCCGCCGTTTTACCGGTGTCAATTCCGGCCAGATTCTCTAGCCCTGTCAGTGCGCCCGCATATCCCGCAGGAATTGCTGCGGCTGCCCCGGTCAGCATCGATAGTGCAGCCTCACCACGAGCGAGCTTGCCTCGTGCGCCTGGCGCATCGCGCAAAATCCCCTCGACGGTCTCGTCGATGAACCCCTTTTTTTTCGGCGGGTCCCATTGAACCTTAGCGGGATCCAACGCAGCCGCCGCCTGCGGTTGCTGGGGTTGTTCATCCCACTGCACTTGACTCGGATCAATTGGCATACTCGATAGACCCATCTGAATATTGAGTGACCTTCTTTCCGTCAAACGTCCCAGTGCGCACTACCGTGCGGCCAGGTTTCCCCGTCGGTGCTTCTGCTGGCTTTCCTGGTGCTGCAGTGGCTTCTGGTTTCTTGCCCTCGAGCGTGTCCATCGTTGCCCTGGAGTGCTTACTCAACAAGTTCGGGAACCCGCCTTCTGTCTCCATGCCGCGGTTCCATTGATCATTTAATGCTTCAATGCGTGACTGCAGAAGCTCTGCCCCTTCCTTGATGGAGTCCTTTAGTTGCTTGGGACTGTTCGCGGCCTTGAATCTTGTGGCCCATGCTTCGGCCTCGTGGGTCGAGGCTCCGGTCCCACCGCGGAAGGACTTCATCAACTCTTCTGCGACCGCTATTCGCGCGGTCTCGAAGTTCGTCACCTCCGGATGTCCGCCCTGTGTGCGCAGCCAGTTCACCATCGAGTTCCAGGCGGGAACATTGCCGTTCCCCAGGGCATCGACGTCTTGCGACAATCGTCCCATGTGGCCGATCGCGGTATTCAACGACGTGACGTTCCTTGCCTCTGGGCCTGCAAAGAATGCGTCGCGGAGTTTTTGCCGCGAGTGATAGATCGTCTCGTCGTAGCCCTGTCTATATTGAGCGGCAGCGTTGGTGATCTTTTCGCGGTATCCGCCAGTCCTCGAAAGGCTTGCCGGATTTTTCTCGTAATCACCCACCAGTCGAACGATGTTGCGATCCTGCGGCGGCAGGCTATTGAGAAAATCTTGTCCGGTCTTTGACCAGTCCCCCGGCAGAGGATTTTCCGCTGCGGCCTGTTTCGCCTCGAGCGCTTCTTGTTTCCTCTCAGCGATATCGACCCTTTTCTGCTCAACACCAGCTTTGTGCTCGGCCTCTGCTGCTTGCCGGCGTTCTTTCACTGCTTTTCCGTGCTCGTCCTGGGCTTTCGTCGAATAGCTTAGAAGACCCTTAGCCTGTTCATAGTCGAAGTTTTCAGGCACCGCTGCGATCTGCTTCTCATTAAAAAGAGGGTTCCCTTGCGAGTCGACCTGCTTGCTCATGCCTTGTCGGAAAATGTTGTACTGATTTCTCGCGTGTTCATTGGCGAAGACCCGTGCGTCCTTGTCGTTCGCACCGGGGTTATTCTTCATATATTCATCATACGAATCCTCGTAGGCCTCGATGGCAATCCGGCCACCGCTCGCCATGTAATCCAAACGTGAGGTCGTATCGGTGTGTGCGTCCTTTACTTTTTGCTCCTGCAACTTATCGATGCGCTCTTGGGCAAGCAACTGATGGTACTTTTGGGTCTCGGCAAATTCCTGCGAGGCCCGCACCTGGCCCATCATCTGCATGCCGAGCTGCGGGTTATAGGCAGAGACCTTCTGCGCCGCCTGGGTCTGGCCCTCGGGGGTGGACAGGTCCGAGGACTGCATGACGTCCTGTACGGCAGCCTGATTGCGCTGCTGGCGGAACGCTTCACCGAGCGTAAAGCCCTTTTGCATGCCGCCGAAAATATCGGCTTGCTGCAGCGTGTAATTGGGAACGTCGGGACCGGGCAGCGCCATGATCGTTATCCGTACGCCGGACCGCCGCCCACGTCATAGCCGCTATACATGGGCTGACCGCCGACGCTGTAATTGGGGTTCCATGTTCCTGTCGATGGTGTAGAACTGGGCAGCTTGTTATAGAACGAACTCAAAAACCCAGGCATACCTGCGAGGTTCTGGTACATCTGCTGCTGCGCGGCCCCTTGGCCGAGGATCCCCCCGGCTGCCGCGTTCGCCATACCGATCTGCGCCCCGCCGATGTTGGCGGCAGTGTTCTGTCCGACGTTCACCCCTACGTTGGTCGCTCCGGTGCCGATTCCAGTTATGCCCATAAGTTGATTGAACTGCTGCTGCTTTTGCGCCATGTCCTCTTGGAACGCGGTGTCGTAGCGGGTGCCGGCCAGGCCCTCGGCGTAATTGATGAGGTCCTTCTGCGTGTTCGGAGACATCAAGGTCCCGCCTGCAGCGGCTTTGTTCCCGAGGGCTTCCAACCCCTGCTGCAGCTGGAACTGGTAGCCTGGGGTCTGGGCCAGGTTCGCCCCGGTAAAGGGGGTCATGAGGCTGCCAAAGCCACCACCGGGCTGTCCTGCGGCCCCAGGCGCCCCGCCTGCCGTAGCGATGCCGGCAGAGGCTGGGCCGACCGTTCCCGGTGCGCCCCCTGGCTGGCCCGCCTGCGCAGGGGTTTTCAACGCCGAGGCCGGTTGCCCCATCAGCGCGGACAATTGCTCGATCGGCATCTGCCCGGCAATGTACTGGCTATAGAGGGCCTGCATATCCCCAGGAGCGGTGGCGTGTCCGAGTTCGAACTTGTTCACCCCGGCCATGAAGTCGTTCTGCGTGAACGGTTGCCCGGTTGCCGGGTTGAGCGGAATGTTCGCCTGCTTCGGAGTCGAAGGGTTCTGCGTGGCCGACTGATATCCGGGCAATCCCATCATGAAGCCCAGTTCCCCCGCACCGGCAGTGCCAAGCGCTGAATAGGGTGCAAGCTGCTGCTGCGCCTGCTGCTGCGCGAGGATCTGACCCTGCATCGCCTGCTGCTGGCCCATCTGCGATTGCTGCGCGGCGGCTTTTGACGCTTGGCCCGCCTGATTTGCGCCATAGATTGAAGCGCCCCCGGCAATAGCGCCTGCGCCGATCGTTGCGGTCGCCGCCCAGGTCATAGTGCTGCCTCCTTGTGCTCGAGCGCGACGAGCTTGTTTCGTGCATCAAAGAGCCGTAAGTCTTCGGCCACAATGAGATCGCGTTCGATCTCGTCGAGGTCCGTTTTATTAGTGTGGTGGCAGGTCATCGCAACGCAATCGGTGAGCGCTACCCCGATGCGCTTCGCGCCAGACTGGCCGACGATGACGTCCCCTGCATTTAATGTCCGCATCCCGGTGTCGGTCCAGAGATATGTCGACCCAGCGAGGACCGCGAAGATGTGAGACTTCGCTTGAATCTTTCCGGTATAGACAACGCCTGCTGGAATGCGGCAGATGCGGGTATAGAGACCCTCCGCAAACAGGTGCTCGGTCTCTAGCTCCACTTGCGGCAGCTTCGCAAGCTCAGACTGTACGGTCATGATCTGAGCGAGGTCGGGAACGTGCGGATTGATGATCGCGTTCATACCCCGGTCCCGGTTGCATCGACCCAGCCTGAGTTCGCAGCGTTGCGCCAGATCGGCTTACCTAAGCTCGAGTCAAAGTATTGCTGCCCAGCGTAGAGCCCAGCGGTGGGGCGATTTGCCGTTGTGTCGACCAGTTGCGCGTTGAAAAGGATGCGATAGGCTTGCTGGATCCAGCTCGCGAACCATGTCACAGGTAGCCCCTTTTGCGTGACGAGGATCCCCGGTGTGGGCCGATCGATCTGAGATACCTTTGCAACCATCAGCCCTTCCCCTGGACAGGCGAATAGGCGCCGTTATTGATGGAGAAGACCACCGGATCGGTCATCTTCCACTTAAATACGAAGTCCCGACCCGACCCGATCCTGCGCCAGGTGGGCCGCGGGCCGAGGTACTGACCCACGGCGCCGATCGACACCCAGCGCTCGTTGCCGAATGTGCGGCCGCCGTCTTTGGATATGGCGAGCATGATCTGCGGGTTCGATCCCTGTCCGGACTGCAAGCCGACACCGGTTTCCATATTGAGAACGATCTCTGAGATCCCGAGCATATTTTCATCGTCGAACACGTGGCGGGTCTGCAAGAGCCGCTGAATCGGGGCGCCGTCCTCGGTCGGGGCCTCGTCGTTGACTTGATAGATGGTGCCCGTCTTGGAACTTCCCATGTAGGTATTGTTTTGAAACGATGCCGCGCAGGCTCCCAAGTGGCGGATCGGAGCATCCGAGATGCCGGACTGCGCTTCGCTCCACAGCTGCGCCGTGCCGTCATACAGAAATGACCGGTTGGCAGTCGGGAAGGTCAGTTGATAGAAGTAGTGACCGCGCACGGCATAGGTAAGTCCTTGCGCATCGTTGATGGTGGTGCCGCCAAGGGCAATGTCTTCAATGATGTCGTCGATATCGGCACTGGAGATCGGTTTCGGGTCAAAGCCATCCAGCAGGAACACGCGATACAGCCCGTCTTTGGTGCGTCCAAGAAAGGCAATGGAGTTCATAAAGTACGAGGGCGAATTGACCGCAACGAGCCCGACATCCTGCGTGGCGGAAACTATCGGTCCATAGGGGAATCCGGCTGTTCCGAAGTCCTGCCAGAATTCGATAGAAGCAGAGCCGAAGAGCACAATGAGGCCATGCAGGACAGCAATGCGCACCAGAGGGTCAGGGTTTGATTGAGCAATTCCAAGGTCGGTAGCGCTCCAGGTGGTTCCGTCATTGGCTGCGGATTTCTGAAATTGACCGTTGACTGCTGGGGTGTTGACGAGGAAATAGGAATCGTTGAAGACGCAGGAGGTTGCAGTCTGCGGGAAATTGGCTGATGCAATCGTCGTGAGCGCACCGCCTGAAAGGGGATAGGTATAGCCATGTGTGCCATCCAGAACGAGAAGCTGCGTGCCGTTGTCGATCATCGGGACGGCAGATGATGCGGCATTGATGGTGCCGATCAGGCTGGCGGTTCCTGCCGCGTTGATGGAGTACAGACCATTGCCTGAAGCCGCGAACAGAGCAAGGCCCGTGGAGGCCGCATACAGCGAGCGCACCGAGACCCCTGAGAGCGAGACGAACTTCACCAGGCCCGGAGTCCCGTAGATTGAGTAGGCGGTTTTGTCCTTGTCCTTCTTCGGATAAAAGAAGCAGTTCACTCTGCGCTGCGTTGTGGATGAGCGCAGATCCACCAGGGTTGAATCTCCGAACAGTTGCAGATTCTTGAAGCGAGCCACTTATTCAACTCCGGGCTGAAAGTACATGGTGGTGGTCTCGGCATCCTTCTGGCGGGCAAAGGCAAGGGATTCCTGCAGATTGCCTTCCATGTCCTGCGTCCAAGGGACGTTAAACATGGGCGCGATTTCCTTCGAGGTTCCCCATTCGATCGGGCGGATCCATTCATCCGGAAATTCCGGACTGTCAGTTGTGTTCACCAGGGTCTGCACCGGTTCGCGGAACCAGATGACGGCATACTTGGACACATCGGACGCACCGTAGACTTCAAAAAACCAGTTAGAGCCCGCGATCTGATACTCGAAGTAGGCAAAATACGGATCGGAGATGAACTGCGACTGCGCCTTCGAGGGTTGCATGGCGTAGTCCTGGACGTTCATAAAGCGGCCCGGAACGTCGGCCCCCGCTTGATCACGCAAGCACCAGGCGTCGACCGCCAGCGGGTTCTGTGCGTTCGCTTGGTAGGCAAAGACCTGCGCGGCGTTGGCAACACCGGCCGGCAAGGAGGCGGCGAGCGTAATCACGTTGCCGGCCACGTTTGTCACGGTTGTCCAGAAGAGGTCCGCGAGGGCCGTCAAGATCCCCACGTTGAACCCGTTTACGATGGTGGTCGTTACCCCTGAGTTGGTCTGCGTGATGGTCTGCAGCGTGAGGGTGGTCGCCCCGGTAATAGCCGAGGCAGAAGTGTTGGTATCGATCAGGTTTTGGACGAGAGTCCAGTGGCTATTAGGGGCGACCGTGGGACCGAGCACGTAGTTATTGACCGCAGCCCCGAGCATGAGGGCGCCGACCCGACGGGTCCACATCTTCAAGCCCGGAGCAAAATCGGTTTTGCCTTGCCACTGCTTGATGAGGGCATTCATTTTGTAAGTGACGTCGGTAAACTCCTGTGAGCTGGGAGTCTCGGCTTCACCCAATTTCCCAATGTTCAACATCGCATGGCGCACGAGGTCGGTCAGCGTGGTGGTGATGCTATAGACGCCAGAGGTCGCCATTTAAGCTGCCTCACGCTCACGGTTAGCAAAGGCGGCTTTGACCGCGTCCCAGACGGTGTCGGCCTCAATCGACCACTGGCACATGGCGGTTCCGGACTCCTCGTGCTTGCGGCAGTTAGTCCAGGTGTAATGCAGCATGTGACAGGGATAGCAGTCGACCTGCTTCACATCGGGAGCGATGGCTTGCGTGTTCACCCAGTCGCGCGTGAGGTTCTCGTGTGATGAGTGCGAAAGCAGGCAGATTTTTGCGATGCTGGGGATGCAGGAGACTGAATTGAGCAGTCCGGTCTCCGGGCCGATGACAAGGTCGGCTGCCAGTTTCGCAAAGGCAAGGGATTCGCGGATCGACCACTTGCCGCAGGTTTTCAGGACGCGCTGCTCATTCTCCCAGCCGGCCTGCAGGATCACGCAATCGTTCCCACCGACAAGGACGACCTTCGCATCGCGGTAGGTCAGCAGAATACGAGCGATGATGGTGTCCATCCCCGCCCAAGTTTTGTGAACGGAGGACCCTGCGGTCGCCCAGACAATCACCTCTCCGTGTCCCATCTTGCGCCGCATGTAGCGCACCCACTGCCGCTCGTCTTCCGTCTCGTAGAACATGACGTGCGGCACGTGCGGGACTTGCGCAACAGAGTGGGCGAACTCGAGATAGTTGTAATTCATAAACTGATGCCGCACCGCCTTGGGCCACTGCGTCTGGATGCGGTCGTGCATGGCAAGGAAGCTGCCCTCGATCGACTCCGACAGATTCACCCAGCGGTCGTACTTCGGTTTCTCGTTCGCCCAGAACTCGCCCAGGTTGCCGTTCGGCACCTGGTCTTTGTCCTGCATGTAGATGCGGTCGATATTCGGGTCGTGCAGGACGACGTCCGACCCCGGTGGGGATGAATAAAGGGTGGTGTGGAACCCTTGCGCCTTCAGGCCGGCGAGGACCGAGCTTGCGATGAGCAGGTCCCCGAATGCTCCGTAACGGATAACCCCTGCGGTCTTTTGAGGGCGAGGCGAACGAGCCGAGAACAGGCGCGTTCTTTTGGTCGGAAGCTTTTTGTAAACCTGGAAGAACGAGTATTCTCGACCCAGATTACGTTCTTCGTTACGCACCAGGTCCCAGCCATCGGCTGCCTCCATCATGGCGCTGACGATGTCCTCGGGCGCAAAATCGTGCTTATGGTCCGGGTTCGCGCCCTTCTGGCCGATGTTAGGATAAAAGGCCTTGTGCGGAAGGTAGAGAACGAGATGCCCGCCGACCTTGATGACGCGCCACCACTCGCGCAGCGCCTTACGATAGTCTTCGATATGCTCAAGACAATGGGAGGAAAATACCGCGTCAACGCTTTCCGTTGCGAATACATTGAGCCGCTCGACGGTTGGGAGATAAACATCTGGCCTGACCGGGATGCCGAAAGCGGCCTGGTGGTGTCCGTTATCAACCCCGATAAAATGTGGGAAAGCTTTCTGCGATCCGGAACCGAGGTCAAGGACTAGGCCGCGGGTATAGGGGACGATCTCCCAACGGATCTTTGCCGCCTCGTCGCCCTGCGGGTCAGTTACGCGCCAGACCATAGAAATACCTTTTGCTCTGGCACTGTTATACCGTTCTCGAACAATTGGCTTTGACGCTGGGCATCTTCAATGCGGCGGCAGGCAATGTCGAAATAACGCTGGTCGCGTTCAATGCCAGTGAACGTGCACCCCATACGCACCGCTGCGACGCCAGTTGTCCCGCTGCCCATGAACCCGTCAAGGACCGTGCGCGGTGTGCCCGCCTGCGTGATACACCACGCCATAAGAGCAACAGGTTTTTGCGTTGGGTGTTCGCGTGGCTCCTTGTCCGTCATGTTTTCCTGCAACATGCCCGCCCAGCGCCAACGAAAGCGGCGAACCGCTGCGTCAAGATTTGTCCATGCAAGTTCACAGTCTGCATAGCCGTTGTTTCCGTTTTCCTTGTCCCACACGAGCCAACATGACGACGGGGGAAGCGCAAAAAAATTGCCGCCCCACAGAATCGCGTGCTTGCCAGCTGCAATGGTCAATGCAAGCGTCTGTTCATCTGGTGGCGATGCGTCCCAGTCGCCGATGCCGTAGTCGCGCGATGGTGCGAGCGCAGCGCCGTGTTGCTTGTTCGCGCGAAGGTTGCGATCGGCACCGATCCCATACGGCGGATCAGTTACTACGACATCAACCTTTGAAAGCGTAGGCAATATCTCTCGGCAATCCCCTAAGTAAAGGGTAGCCTCGCCAATGCGAACTTTATTCAACGGTGCCAGTCCCCAGCTCACCGGGTGCGCCTGCGCTTATGGGCAGCGTGCGGCTCATCGGGATGATCGGGCGCCTGTTCATCGCTCGGGGCCTCTTGGTGCTCGTAATGCGTGACCTGCGCGACATCCGAGGGCGGCACAGCGATGGTCAGGAGGTCTCCGTTCATATTGAAGATGTTCCCGTCCTGCTCGAGGCGAACCGATCCGAAGGCGTCGTGGACCTCGCTATAGGGCCGACTGCGGTCAAGAACTGGATCTTTCATTCGCGGTCCAGATAGTTATTACGCTCGACAAACCCGTCGTACTCGTCGTGCGCATCGTTTGAGCCGCGCGGCGTGCCGTAGAACAGGTCGACGTGCTGCCCGGTGTACTGATCATCGGTTGCCACCATTGGACAGTGCGTGAACCCGTCCTTTAGCGATTGTGCGGTGGCCACGTAGTCCGATACATCGGTTTCCCCGGCAATCCTCGAGAGCGAAATTTGATGATTCTCGATGCACGGTTCCCGAATTTCGGTGGGCGGGATAATGTTCCTACGTTGAACCACCACCCCCTCGAGGTCCATCGTGGTAGGAACAAGACCCTGTGCGTTGTTATTGACGATCCTTTTGTGATAGACGCCTTTGCGCTCGCCCGCATCGGCAAGGCCTCCCGGTGTTTTCTCGGAAGGAAAGACCCATTCTTGGCCGTCCTCATCGTCGTAGCGTGGAATCGATACCTGGAACTTCTCTTGTCTAATCGGCATAGCTAGCCGCGGGGAGTTCTTAGCCCCCCGCGTTCCTTATGTCACTCCGGGATGTCGCGGACGGGAAAAGCTCCATCACCCGGATAGCCGATGGCGGTTACCGTTTTGAGGGGCATCTCATAGATCGCCGCGTAGTTCTGGTCGTTGATGTCTTGCCCCGGTGGTAACTGGTTGAACATTGCTGCCTCGCCATACGGTGTACCTTGCTTGTACAACCAGCCCCCCGAAGCATCCAGACCCGGATCGTCCAGATTCTCGTCCTTGCGCCACGACTGCATGCCGGTGATCTGGCCGTTCATACTCCGGTCGGAGGCCGTGGTGTCGTTGAACGCGGTCTCGTTGGAGTAATCAGTATTGCGATTGAGAAAACCTTTGTTAACGGCAGCGCGGCCCGGATCGGGAATGCTCGAGCCGTCGTTCGTGCGATAACTGCGGTTCTTAATCGCGTCGCCTTTGAAAGCCATAAAAACGTCTCCTCTAAACAGTGAGCACACCGAGCGGCTGCACGACATATTCAATGGTCGCAGCCGTGTAGGTGCTCGTTGCGTCTGTGCCCTTCTGGGCGTAGTACATATCGCCTTGCAGGGTCGTGACTTGATTTGCGGCAACGGAAGGAGTAAGCGACACAACTCCGGTCACCCCGGAGCCCACCGTGCCGTAGGCTTGCGTCGTCGTCGTGGTGCCGGAAATCTTGACGACGTTCATCACATCAGCCGATGTTCCGCCTGTCGTGATCCAGCCGGTCACCGCCTTGATGATGAGGTTGGAGAAGGCAACGTACTTGATGCCTATGGTGTTTGCACCGGTTAATGTTGTCGTGGCCGCTTGCTGCTGGAACACGACCTCATAGGCGGGGTGATCGTAGGCTTGAGATTTGGTTGTCATGGTCGTCTCTCCTTAAGCCGCCGAGTCCCACTTGACGATCCGGACGTTCGCGACCAGCGTATGAACGATGCCGAAACCGCCTAAGTAGTACCACGCCACGCCTTTCGATCGCCCGTAATCGGTCGGGATCTTGCCGCGCATTTCCTCAGGCACCGCGATAGCCTCAGCCACCGTGTCGTTCCCGAAAAAGAAGATCCAGTCCGATTTAGCGTTCGTCCAGGGCACCATGTCCCCACCAGCGCTCGAGGCAATGCCGGTAGAGCCGATGCCCTTTGCGATGTTGGTCTGCTCCACGTAGCGGACGTTTTCGTACCGCCCGATCTCGCCATTCATGATCAGCTTGAAACCGGTATCGGAATACTGGTGAATCGTTTCCAAGTTGTTTTTGAATGTGCGCAGCGTTGTGGGCCATGCAATCGCGTAGTAGTCATCCCCGATGTACGCAGGGATGTTGCGCTCCTTCATCGTATCGACCAGGGACTTCGCGTAGGTGTTGTTATACGAGTCGTTACTGGTGATGGTCGATGTACCGGTGGTCGATAGCGTGAGTGCACCGGATGTGCTCGAGCCCCCCGTCGGCGTTACCCGCAGCAAGCACTGGTTAAACTGCGTCCAGGCGAGGCGGTCGAATGTTTTCACCGCATCGTTCTTGAGCACCTTCTGGATCAACTCGATCACCGGGAACTTCGACAGGTTGTCGAGCTTGCCCGAGAACGGAACAGAGTTCCCCGCCTCGGTGATCGTCAGCGTTCCTTGAACGATCGTGAAGTTGGTCTCAGGCATCGTATTGGTTTCAATCAACACCCCGCCTGCAGTAGCGACGTCGGAGAACACATCCCAAGTGAATGTGTCCCCCTTCTTTTTGCCTTGCTGGCTCGCATCGCGCACGTCCGAGAACTGTCTGAACTTGACGAGCGGCTGCACCGCCATGCGTAGCACGTTGGAAAGTTGCCGCGAGTAGAGATAGCCACCCAGGCTACTCACGGCCCAGACTTGACCAGCCATTTTGTTAGATCACTCCGTAGTGTTTTCCTCGGCGTTCCGCTTCCTGGCGGATCCACTTGGAATAGTCCTCCGGGCCTTCCTCGTCCTCCTCTTCAGCCTGTGGGGTAGCTTTCGCGCCAGCTGCTTTGGGGGGCGCAGGGGCCTGCGCTTTACGTTGCGCTTTCTCTTTCAATCGCCCCTCGCCATCTGTGCCATACGCTGCCGCCCATTCGCGGACCTTGCCGCGGACCAGATCCCCTACCTCTTTAAAGCGGGCCTCATAGGGGCGCTTATCCCCTGCCTGCAAGAGTTGCTGGTCCAGTGCGAAGGCCATCGACTGCAGCACCGGGTCTTTCAGAATGTCGGAGTAATCGTTGCGAAAGCGGTCAACGGCTTGAAGAAACAAAAAGCGCTCATCGATCGTCGCAACCGTCTGGTCCGTTTTGACGGATACAGAGTCGCGAAGTTTACGAATGGCGTCCTTCGCTTCATCTTCGGTCCCTACTTGGATCGCCCGGACCAGGGCGGCATCTTCCTCATCGCTGGGATGCGCAGCGCTACCGGCGTCCGCGCGTTGCACGGGTGGCTGGTAGGCTTCCTGTTTAACCCGCACGGCCTCGGCCAGATATTGATCTGCCGACTCGACCTTCTGCGCACGGGCGACTAATTCGTCGAAGCTAACCTCGAGTTCTTTGCCATTTACCTTGAGCTTGTACTTACGCTCGGGCTTGGCTTCCTTTGCCGGGGCGGGCTCCTCGGGTTCCTCCGCGGGCGGCTCGGTCTGCGGTTCCTGCTCTGCAGCGGGCTCCTCATCAGGCTCCTCCGGGGCGGCCTCCTCTGGCTCGCCTTCCTCCTGCGCCTTTTCTGTGGGAGGTGGAGAATCCGGATGCGTCGACTCCGGATCAAAATCCGGGTCCTCGGCCTTGGAAATTTCCTCGTTTAAGTCCGCGATCTGCTCGAGGGCTTGAGCCCGAGCGGCATGCCCTTCGCGGGCCGATACAATTACCTTAGAGACATCATGGCGAGTAGCTTTCGGCATGCTCGGCCTCCAGCAATACGACCTGAGCCTGCTGGCCGGCAGCTATCGCTTCGCGTAGCCACCCACTCAGATCGATCATTACTCGAGCCTTTGCCTGCGCTGCTGCCACTGCTCCTGCATCAGACGGGTTCACCGTTCTTAATTCTTCCATTGTACGCTCGACCTCGTCGGCTATCTTCTGTGCGATATAAATGCCGATGCTCGAGGACATAAAGCGCTCGACCTCTTGGCCGAACACGGCAAGCTCGAGAACGCCTTCGCGATCATCGCTCATGCGCCTCGCCCCCGGTCAGGGTTCTGCGGTCGTTCGCGTTGGATCTGTGCGTTCAAGTGAATCGATGCTGCCTTCAATGCGAGGTCGCCTCGTGTTTTCTGCGCCTTCAAAGCTAGCTCACCTGACATCCTGCGGTCCTGGCGCTGCTGCTCAAGGACAAGCCGTGCCATTTCGCGGCGGTGCTCGGCTTGCGGGTCCTCCGGCATCTTATTGCGGTGCAGGACGGCCATGCGCATATTCTCGCCCTGCTGCTTGACCTGTTCGCGTTGCACGCCTGCCTGCGCGGCCTCGCTCTTTGCGCGATAGGTAAGCACGTGCCCGCTCTGCTTTTCCTTCACCTGCTGGGTGAGCTGCTGGACTTGCTGCTGCATCTGCTGCAATTGCTTTTGCAGCATCGCTTTCTCGGGGTCCTGGCCCTCGAAGAACCGGCTGCCGTCCTGATAGCCGATCAGCGCAAAGACCTCGCGGCCCACCGCCCCCAGGTCCATCCCAGGCGGGGGCTGTTTCATGAGACCTGCGAATGAGTTAATCCCCATCAGAAACTTCTGCAAGCGGGCCATCGGATCGGTCGCCCCCATGCCGACATTAACCGTGAGAGTCAGTTCCCGGTTCAAAAGCTCATCGGTTACTTCGTTGAGGCCGTACTTCAGGCGAATCTGCGCACGAGAACCGGCAAGGGACATCACCGTCCGGTCGGTCTCGTAATGCTGCTCGAGCTTCATCATCTGGCGCAGCACGGGCTCAACGAACGTCACCGTAAAGGTCCGCAGCAGATATTCGGTAAGGACGGTCGCCCCGGTCGACACCAGGCCCAGCGTGCGCATGGGCGTTTCCATTGCCGCCTTGTTCGTCATCACCGAGCCCGCCGAGAAGTTGCCCAGCAACTCGTCCATGTCGGCATTGATGCGATCCTGCTCGGCGTAGCTTGATTGCGTGACGTCCGGCCAGGACAGCTCTCGGATATCCTTTTCCGGATCGTTAGCCAGAGTGATCGACCCCGGCACGTTGCGCACCAGCGATGCGTAGTCGATGTCCTTGCCGCGCCGTGCGATGTAGCGCTTCTGCAGGACGAGCTTCACGTTATCCATGCGCGTGTTAGCGATCTCGTTCGCCTCGGTCTGCAGGCCCTCGGCTAGTGCCGGCACCGAGGTCGGCAGAACATTGTGGGCCTCCAGAATGCAGCGCCCCATCACATAGGGACGCTGGCCGTGGAAGACCACCTCGCGCAGCGGCTTTGCCTCGGTCAACATTGCCGCGGTCCCGAGCGTATACCACTCCCAGTCCTGTCCCTCCCGCCTATGGATGTGGCGTTGCACCCACACCACCTGATAGTCCCCGATGATGCGGCTCTCGTTTTTCCTCGCGTCGTCGCGTCCGGTACGGGCCGCAATGGTGGTATCGGCGCGGATCTGCATCGCGACCGAGATCGTGCTGTCGGGCTGGTGCTTCCACTCCCCTGAGCGCATCTTCTGCTTCACGTCCTGCACGTACATCGGCATCAAGTGGATGAGATACGGAGAGGTTCCGATCGGATCGGTCCAGCGGGCTGCCGGATCAAAACGCAGGTTCTCAAGCGGGAACAGATCCACCGCAGGGGTATCGAGGACAACCCGCATACGCTCATGCTCAGGCGTTGGCTTGTGCTCTGCGCTTGCCTCGTACTCAGGCTCCGCGGGTTCCTTCTCTTGCTCCTCGTATTGCCAATAGACGTGGGCAATGCAGGCGCCCATGTTTTGCGAGTCCTGCAAGCCGCCGAGGACCACCTGGAACCAGGGCACGCATTTCGTCAAGCGATATTGCAGGAGGTGCTTCATCACGTCAGCGGACGCCTGCTCCGCTTTGTCCTCCATCCTTTCAGCCTCTACTGAGACAACATCCACGTTAGAGAAATACGCTGCTGCCGCAGCGGCCTCGTTCTTTCGAATGATTGAGCGAGTCTTCGGACGGAAGATTTTCGAGCGCTTGTCGTAGGCGCTCGAGTTGTACTTCGATTTCTGCGGATGCTGGCTGTTGAACGCGCGAATCGCGTCCTCCCACTTGGGCCGGAAGTTCGCGTCGACATAGGATGTGGAGAACTCGTAGGCCTCTTTTGCAAGGCGCAGCCACGGACCTTCGTCATCGGAGTCATCGTACTTCGGGCCGCGCGTAGCTTGCCCAGCTAAGTCACCCCGCGGGGAAAACGTCGGCCCACCGTAGTTCGCGGACGGCGGCTGCGGACGGTCGATGTTGGTAAAGGCCATTAGTGGAAGGTTCTCCGGAGCCGCGGATCAGCGCCCTCGAGTCGGGTCGGGATCTCTCCATTCCAGGGTCCGCGCGGCAATCCGGCACGCTCGAGAAGTTCACCCCCGCCCTGCACGGTCAACTCAACCAGATGCGCCGTGCTGTAAATATCCTTCTCCTGGATGTAATACCCGTATGTTCCGAAATGCGCCGTCTGCCCGCACTTGATGAACAGGCCCCCGCCACGCAGCCCCGAGACCTCCCACAGATAACCAGGATAGCGGCTCTCGAGCACTTGCGCCACGATCCGCGCGGAGGTCAGATCATCCAGCCCGTCATCTTCGATGGTTAGAATATCGCTCATCTTGAAGCCTGTGTGGTAGTAGCGGCGCGCTCTGCGCCTTGATAATCTGCATGACACGGTTACGGGTCACTCCCCAGATGCGTCCGATCTCGATGCCAAAGTAATCCATCGTCACACTCTCCAGTAAGCCTTGCCGCAGGGATGAATGAGCGGAATTCCGATTGACTCGTTAACCGCCTCGCGTGCGCTTGGCAGACAATCGTAATCATCGAACCACATCACCCCGCCCTCGGCCATGCGCGGACGCAGGAACCCGATTGCATCCCGATAACTCTTGTATTGATCCACATCCAGGTGCACAAAGGCAACCGCGGGCAGGATCATGGCTTGCGCCGAGTCCGGGAAGATTCCCTTCACGACATGCGCATCGGGGAACATCTCACGGATGGCCTGCACGCCTGGACCGTCTGCGAAGTCTCCCACTTGATGCGAATCTCGCTCATGGGTGCGATAGGGAATCCCGCTGAACGTATCGAAGAGGAACAGCTCGCGCCGCTGCGCTCGAGCAGCTTCATCCAGATACACAGCCGATCCGCCCTTGTATACGCCGACTTCCACGAAGCATCCAGGCGGGCACGCTCTAGCCATCGCGGCCATCTGCTCAAGGATGTCGCTCGAAATCAGCGATTCAGCCAAAACGCGCATCGGTCCCGCCATACGCTATAAGCCTGCTCAGGTGTATCGCCCTGCCCTGCGCTTCGATAACCGTTCGCGTCGTCGCTGTAGCACACCCAGGTACACAGGTATCGATGATGGTAAAGCCGCGGTTTCGGCATGTACTGGGTAATATCCACGAACGTATCGGGAAGCTCCAGACTCATGGCCCGGTCCACCCCTTCGGTCGGTAGATCCCCGTGCGGTACCGGTCGGTCGACTGGAAGCTCGAGCCGCTTGACCACTCGTAGGCAAGATCGTTCTTGCCCCACTCCTCGCCCCATGAGGCAATCGCCATCTGGCGCCAGTCGAAACTGCGCGATGTTACGGGCTTGCCCAGCGTTGGAGGGATGGGAGGAGTTGCCATCACTTAACCCCTGGACACTGAACCTTGTTTATACGGTCTTCCAACTTGGTAATCTCCTTGTGCAGATCGGAAAGTTCATCGTTTACGTGCATGATCTCGGCATGATTGACCGCAATGTCGCTCGTGTTCTTCACGTACACCGCAAGGGCCGGTGCGCCCACGCCCACCGCTGCAATGATCGTTCCCCAGTAGCGCCATCGCGTGCCCCCGTTAGGTTGTGTGTTCATACATGCGTGTTTGTCGCGGATGCGACCCCCGCTATTTCATGTTGGGCACATTTTGCGGCCACATTGCGCATCACCTCCTCATACCTGCTCTGGTTCGTAACGCCGCTGCGGCTCATCGTAAATCGGATGATCGCGGCCCTCTGACGCCTGTAGCACGTGTTGCCGGCAATACCAGCGGCCGTCCTTCCATTCGACCTCCGCCTGCTGCATGCACTTGAACACGCAGCAGCGCTCCAGGATGGTCTGCTCGTTCATGGCGGTGTAATCGCAGTAAACCAGATTCCATCAGGCCCGCATACATTCGGCCCGCTCGTCATGCGCAGATCAAGCGGGGAGAGCCGCGGCTTGAACAACCCGTACACCGGATCGGGTCCTGCCATGTTCTGCCGATGGTTGCATAGCACGTTCGTGCTGTCGAAGTGTATGCAGTTCACGCAGTAGAGCATTCAGACTACCTCGGGCTCGAGAACGTCCTGCGTAATGACCGCAGGGGCCGCGGGTTCCATGTCATAGATCCGCGAGGCTGCATCGACTAGATCCTTCTTCCCTGCGAAAGGGAAAAAATGTACCTGTTCACGAAACTTCTGGCTGACGTCGTAGAGCTTCCCATCGGGTCCTTGCTTGCGTATAGGTCGAGCAACGCGATAACTGTGTCCCAGCGAGACGATGCGCTGCTGTAGAGCCGTGAGTCTTTTTGTCTCGGTTCCAGATCGCACCCACTCAGCATGAGTTTCATATGGCAGGTGATAGTGGCCTCCTCTGAAGTCCGGACCTAATCTCTGCACGCGGTCGACCTTCGAGCCCTCCCCTTCGCGGGGCCAGGCAAGCTCGGCTATCTCGAAGTAAGGCCCCTCGAGTGACATCCTTTCTTTGAAATAGTCGAGATCGGCATCGGCCCCATATTTCTCGTATCCAGTAAATACAGCTTGGACACCGGAGGCCCCTTGCCATCGTATGTAAAGCTCACGCAGCCTTCGCCAGCGCTCACCCAGGTCCATCTTATGGGCGAACCCGTCCAGCAGATACTTGTTAAGAGCATAATCAACTCCCACCACGACGATAGCCGTGTCGTCGGAGTCGCGTTTCCTCGAACGAGCAGGATCACAGGTGATGTAAACATTCAACGTCTCCGGTCTTACCTCGTACACCCGCAGGTCCTTCACGTCGAACATGCGCTGCGAGCCGGCAAGCGGGTTCTGCAGCATCTGGCAGGCTATCGTGGCCGGTCCCTGGTCGCGTCGCTTCGCATCCCACACGTCGGGCGGGAAGAGAACCGGTTTCCCCTCAGGCGTCCCGTCCGCAGTCGCTGGGCGAAGGCGGACCTTGACCGAGCCCTTCGCAATGACAGCCTCATACGTATCTGCATAACTATAGCGGGTACCGACCATCCAGCGTCGACCGCCCGCCACGCCAAGGTTGTCCGAGAGTTCCCACGCTTGAGTCGTCTTCTGAACTTGCTCGGGGGTACTGACGGACTCAAGCGTAACCACGTCGTCATAGACGAGTAGATCGAAGTGTTTTGCCGTCGGCTGCCCGTCGACCAGACCATGCGCTTCAACCGTGGCCTCCTTCGGATTGCCACTGCGCTTGACGGTAATGCCGGTATCGATGCCCCACATGGGCGACTCGCGCTGCGGCTCTTGGTAGAGCACGTCGGGGAAAAGCCGCTTTAAGTTCTCGTTCGCCTCGAGTTCACGCTTGATAGCGCGAAGGAAGGACGTGGCGATCGGTCGCGTATGGCTGAAGATGCCGACCCGGATCTCGGCGTTACGCAGGATCTCTTGAATGGTGCCGCCGAACGTGATGATGGTGCTCTTGTAATGCTCGCGGCCCCACAGGTCGAGGTGCCCGTCGGGTGAGCGTTCAACCTCGCGGCAGCGCTCGTAGATCCACGGGTGCAGCATGTCGTGGCGGTTGCACACTTGCACGAGCAAGTAGTAGCGGTCCTCCAGGCACAGGGCTCGCACCGCTGGCCAGGAGGTTCCGCCCTCGGTGATCTCGTCCCACCAGCGCAGCAGTTGAGGCAGGGATAGCATTTACGGACAATGAACCGGCAGCTTGCCCCAGATCAGCACAACGATGATGACCAGGATCCCGATGATGCCCACCAGTGCACGCACCGCGGCCTGAATAGGTGCCGGCAGCACCGCGATGATGAACGTCTGACAGATCCACAGCACAGCGCCCACAACGATCAGTAGTCCGATAACTAAAATCAGCCATTCGATCATTTCTTGTCCCCCTCGATGACGGTAAGCTCGGTGGTACGCTCCAGTACGCCGCGAATCTTCTGCGCGAGAATTGCGCTCGCGGTAAGTTGCACGATGAGCGGCTGCTCCTCATCGCCCTCGTGTTTGATCACTTGCTTAACCTTGCCGTCGAGGCGGTCCCCGATCTCTTTCAGGGCCTCGAGGTCCCCGTCCATCGCCAGGTCAAAGAGCTTGATGGCGCAAGCTCGGAGCTTTTCTCCGTCGTTCGCTAGTGCCTGAACACGTAATGCCCCAACCCACTCGCGAGCCTTAACGGCGTTCTTATTACCAAGCGGGGCTCCGCGCATTTAATTCAAAGCCTATCGTTTTGTCTTGGCGCGTCGTCGCGAAACGACGGCGTTGGCCATGCGAATAGCGGAGGCTTCTGATGCGCCCTTCTTACGGGCGCCTTCGGCCACGTGAGCCCACTGGCGCTTGGCGATGGGGCTCTTAGCTTTGTGGGTGTGGCGAAAGGCGTCGCCCAGCGTGAAGGGCATTGCGTTAAGCGCTCCGGGTTCGTGTCTTGCGGGCGCCTGTGATGGTTTTCTCGACCTGCTCGTCGACGGAACGACTGCGGCCTCCGAGCTGGCGGGCAGCGCGTCCGACCATTCCCATGCCGCCGTTCTCGGGTTTAGGCTGGGGTTGCTCGGGCTTAGGTTTAGATTTGAAGATGGGCATGATGGTTACTTCTTTTTCTTCGGTGGGAATGGAGGAGCCTTGCCCTTGTGCTTCTCGTCCTTCGGGTATTTCATTTAGTCGTCTCCGTGATAGCCGTAGTAGGCACCGCCCGTATAAGCGTTCCTGGGCCTGTAGGCGGTAGCGACAGGCGACAGGTAGATCGACAGACGTGCTGGGAGGTCGCGGTTCGCGCACATTTCGATCGAATGATCGAAGTCGGGGTCGCCGGTGAATATGTGGGTGGTGCGGCGGTCGTGTGCTGCGCACTCGTGGCAAGGGGGGTCGTACTCGACGAGTTTCAAGGGGGCGCGCCTTTCTAAAATTGGCCCCGGAGGCGAAGGCTCGAAAAATCGCCTGCCGGGGCGCCAAAAAGTGATGGCAAGCAAGAAGACTCGGGCCTAGCACCGCGCCAGTGTTTCGGGCACCGAGTGGGCGTGGGTGTACCACACAAGGCTGCTCCTGAGGGTGAGCAGGACTAGACAAAACAGCGTAAATATGCTTAAACTAATATAACCGCGCCTAAGCCTCCTCGGGGCACTGGGCAAACAACACACCTGAAACGGGGGCGAATGTCGGGGACCCTCCTCGGCTGGCGCGGTCCCTTTTGCCCAGGGAAATGCGCCCTGTTTCAATGACGCCGACAGAACAGCAGGTGCTCGAGGCGGCTCGCCGCTGGTGGGTCTCGCGTCGTCCGTTGACGTGGAGCGAGCGCAAGCACATCAACAATCCGCTGGTGAACTGTTCACAGAAGGCGGTTGACGGGTTGCTTGCGCAGGCGGTGGCGTTTTGGGTTGACGAGAATAGGCGCTCGGACCTATGGGCGTGGTTGATCAAGGTGCGTGAGACAGGCAGGTCGTTACGAAGAGGAAAGGCAAGCGATGGCAACAAGTAATAGTGATCCGGCAAGGCCCAATGGGCGAATCGGGAAGGTTTGCGACGAGCTGGGGGATATCGAGCGCGAGATACGCAAACTCAATGATCGGCACATCGAGTTGCGCGAGATACTTCTAGAGGAATCGCGGCGAACGAAGGTGTATCACTTCTCGGGTGCGCGGTACGAGGCGACGACCTATAGCGGGACCTATGAGTACATCAAATATAAAGACGCCTTTGATCTGCTGGTACGCAAGACGCAGACAAGCGATGAGGAGCGTCGAAAGATTCTGAAGTCCTATACGAAGCTGCAGCGCAATCGTCCGGGGATGCGCTGCTACATTCCGAAGTATCGTGTGCCGAAGGAGAGATAATGGCGCGCCCCCCGCAAGTGTCTGTAAAAGAACTGGCTCCGAGGTTTCACGCGTTGGAGGGATCGACCCGTGGGAAGATAGCGAACTTAATCCGCGACGCATTGAAGGATGCCAAGACGCCGCAGTTAAGTTCTGAGCTTGTCAAAACCGCGGCGATTGCCGAGGAGATCAATAGGACTAAATCAAGGCATGCATCCAATGTTTATGACACGCTGCGGTTGATGGCAGCGGCGGGCGAGATTATCCGCAAGCAAGTCGACGAAAGACACTGGTCTTATATCCTTGCAAGCAACGCCCCTCCGGTTACGGAGTTTCAATCGGGCACGCAGCGCTCAAGTTTGAGTGAGCTGCTGCGCGCGCATATGAAAAACGAAGCGGAGCCGCGCTCCTCGCAATACTACGATCATCTGTTACGCACGAAAGACGGGACCGCGACGAAGATGGGGATCTTACGCACGGTCCTTGATAGGATGGTGGAGTCAGGTGAAGTCGTGATCACCGACAGGCCCCCGCGGCAGTCAGTTGATATTCGGGTGCCGGTGCGCGGTTACGTGTTAGCTGAGTTCTGGCAAGGAAAGCCGCAAGCGGCGAGGATGCACAAAGGGAAAAAGAAGAAAGCGCTCGTCGCGGCAACTCCACGGCGTGTCGGCGCCGTCCCAAGGCTAAACGGGGTCGACATCGATGGCGCGGTACGCTCGGCTATTGCTCGTCATGGGGCGATGGTCACGGTACGGCTAGACAATCAGCGCGCGCAGACTTTCACCGGGCGTGAGGCGCGTTGGGTGTGGCAGCAGTTGACGAGCTTATTCGATCCTCAATCGGGGGACTGAAACAGTTCCGCCTCGAGGTCAGCGCGTGCGCGCTCGGGAAAGTGGCGGGCATAAATAAGAAAGATCCTGCGGCAGGTATGCCAGCGTGGTTCGAACAGCGGGTCGGTCTGAAGCTGATAAAGGGTATGGCGTGACAGGTGCGCGGCCCGAGCGATGTCAGATGCGCTCATGCTCGAGCGTAGCGCGGTGACGATGGCGGACCAGTCCATACCGAGCCTCAACTAAGCCCGCCTCGTCGAACACAACACCGCCATACCATACCCGTCCAAACCCCATCTGCCGCACCGGGCCGAAACAAGGCCCGCCGCGAGCGGCCTGACGACACCGGAGCCAATCCTACCGAGCGCACCCTGCCTTATCAGCCTGGCCGAACCACAACCGAACGCGCCCATTCATGCCCTAACTCCCGCAACCGGGACCTGCCAAATCTGCCACATCGTACCCAGCCGGGGCGCGCGACGCCGTAGAAAGCCAGAGCCTATCAGCCTCGCCATAACCCAACTTACCCGGCAACATCCACCCTAACCGGACCTGATCGCATCAGCCTCGCCTCGTCCGACCGGAGCCAATCCATTCCACTTTGGCCAGAGCTTCCTAAACTCGCCAGCGCTGGATAGACCACGTCAGCCTCACTGCGCCAGACATCACCGGGACCTAGCATCCCCGGCCCTGTCCCGCCCTGCCATCCATCATCAGCCTTGCCATGCCCGGCCGCGGTGCGCACACCCGGACGCGCCGAACCTCTTCATAGCACCCATAGATCACCGCGTCTCATCAGCCATGCTCACACGCGCGCCGAGGGTTGTGTGGGGCCGCGTCCCTTGCGCTTAGTAACGACTGGTGCGGGCTTACCCGCTTTAGCGATTTTCTGCTCGAAGGATTCCATGTTATCGAGTAGCTCATCGAACTCGTCGACCAGATCAAGGACTTCTGCAAGGTTGCGAGAACTACGAAGATATCCCATAGCACGACCAAAATATGATCTGAGGGCTGCGAGAGCAAGTTCGCGATCACTGCGCAGTTTGTTGATATGGACGTAACCCTGCTGCCTGTGTGCTGCGATTGGATTGCGCACGTAGGCGACTGAGGTGATAACCTTGTGATCTGTTCGAATATCGATCTTATAAGTACGAAGGAGTGTTCGAGCGCGCGAAATCCTTTGCTGATCAGCCGCTACTGCATCATCCCATTCGAACAAATCGTGCAGAGGGCTTGATGGCTTGCGGGCATCGTCAACCATATAGCGCGCAGCCAAGTTCTCATCCTTAGTAGCTTGATAAATATGATCGATACGCGCGCGGGCCTGCTGTCGAGTAACGTCGTTCATGCTGCCACCTTCAATCCGCGCAGTTTCGTTTCTGCGTTAAACCACGAGAGTAATTCTTCGGTTTCGTCGTCGTAGCACCGTGGATCAGCAAGCGCTTTCACCTGATCGGCTCTGCCGATCTTGAGAATTTGTCTGAATTCTGGGTCGTCCATTGTGCAGATCCGGAAAGCACCATAGTTGCCCTTACCTTTTTCGGATCGATAGTCACCGACACCGATGAACATTCCCGCACCGGAGAGCAAATTAACGATGGGTTGTTCGCGCAGGATGGGCTTTATATAGGAGACGGACACCTTAGATGCCCACTTCGGGACGATGAGGCGAGTTCGCACATCTGGAGTTTTGTTTATATCCGCAGAGCGCACGATCGACATGAAGAGTTTCGGGGCTCCCCAGACTGGAACGTATTCACCCTCGACATAAGTAAGCTGGCCGATCTCGGTCTTGTTCGTACCCGGCATCCGGAGCGCTGCTGCGCAAATTGCGCCCTTGAACGACAAGCTTGGCAAAAGGAGCAGCGTGGGGGATTTAGGATCTTTTGATGTGTAAGGAGAGTTCCGATACTCGGTGATGGGATCATGCTTGATGGATGAAGCTTTCTCAGCAGCATTTTTGCGGCCCTTAGGCAACAACAGCTCACGCTTAGCTTTTTCGGAGACGCGGTTGATGATAAGCGGGGTTGTGCCGACGATGCAGAAGTCTATGATGCCGCGATCGACTTCGATGACGCTAATTTCGGTTTCTGGTGCTTTTTGCGATCTCATTGATGTATCTCCTCTTGATTGCCGTTTAACAACGCTAACGTCAACTGATCTTGCTTGCGAAGGGGGGCGGTGGCCACGGGATGCGGCATATACCTTTGCGAATAACTGTCACCCCCATCGGTCAAGTTCTTGGGCAAGTTCGGTAGGGTCGGTGGTGACGAGGACGAAGGCGCCCTCGCAGGCTGCGTGCTCGAGGACTCGGCGTTGGTCGGGGCGCAGTTTACTTTTGCCGAATTTGCACTCGATCAGCATCATGCGGCCGCCGCGGAGTTGGCCGATGATGTCGGGGGCGCCGGGGAAGCCGAAGCGGATGAACTGGGAGAGCTTGCGGGTCTTGGCGTTCCAGATTCTGCCGGCGCCTGAATTTAGCCTGTAGGCCCACGCTACGGCCCTATGGAGGCGCGCAACGTGCAGGCAAGCCTCTACCACCACCGTCTCGGGGTTAACGCCACGGTGCGCGGCGTAGCGCGTCTGGGCGCATTCTAGGACGAGAGTGCGGTTCATAGCGGCATGCCGATGGTGTCGCGGGTGCGTTCGTCGCACAGTTGCACGTATTGCGGGTTGAGATCGCAGCCCAGGTACTGACGGGCGAGGCGTTGGGCGACGCGGGCGACGGTGCCGCTACCGATGAATGGGTCGAGCACGATATCGCCGGTTCGAGAGCCGGCGAGCACGCACGGTTCGATGAGTTTTGTCGGGAAGGTTGCGAAGTGCGCTTCGGCGTAGGGTTCGGTTGCTACCGTCCAGACGTCGCGGCGGTTGCGCAGTTCCTTGATGATGTAGGTGACCCCTGGAACCTCATTGCCGGAGGGTTCGCAGCCCATGGCGTAAGCGCGGACCTTGTTGACAGAGAAGCGTTTCTCCTGTCCGTAGTTAATCGAATATTCCTTGATGGAGTCGGCGTCGTAGTAATAGCGTTCCGACTTTGCCATCAGAAACAGGTACTCATGGGATTTGGTCGGTCGATCGGTGACGCTCTCGGGCATCGGGTTCGGTTTTGCCCAGATGATGTCGGAGCGCAGATACCAGCCGTCGGCCTGCAGCGCGAGGGCGACGCGCCAGGGAATGCCGCAGAGGTTTTTCGGTAATAAACTTGGTTCTCTTCCATCAACGCCCACATTCGGACTTACATGTTTCGGGCTGGGGTTGCTAGATCCGAAGCTGTAGCTATCACCCAGGTTGAGCCACAAGGTTCCATCATCGGCCAGCACTTCGCGCACGAGGCGGAACACCTCGACCATTGCCGCGACGTACCCATCGACTGTGGGCTCTAACCCGATCTGCTGGTCAATGCGTGTGGCGCCGCATACTGCGCAGACCTCGCGGTATTGTCTTTTGTTGAATGTGGCGACCGATGGGGGCGCGTACATGCGTTCAATGTCGGTGCGGCCTTCGGACTCGACGTGGTCGCATTCATCGTTGCCGCCCTGCCATTGGGCGGTGCCGTAGTCGCGCAGGCCCCAGTACGGGGGTGAGGTAATGCAGGTCTGCGCGCGGATGCCTGCGGCAGCCCAGCGCGGCAGGATTTCTCGGCAGTCGCCGGTCGCGATTTCGTTCACACTTCTTCGAACAGCAGGGACAGTTGCGCGTGTTCGAGTTTTCGCATCTCGAAGTTCTCCGAGGCGCGAGCGGCGATGTAGCGTCGAACGACGGCTGGGGTGAGGCCGGAGCGGTCGGCCACCATCGCCAGGGCGTCGGCTAAGAGGCTGCGGGCCTTTTTGCTTTGCTGGTGGAGTTCAAGCAGGTCGTCCAGCTCGTCCTGCATTACGCCGAGGTCGATGTTTTTGCGCTGGTCGACCGGGCGATCGAGTGGACCTGGCTCAGTGCGGGCAATCTCAGCTGCGGGGGTGCTCATGGTTGTCGCTCCTTCAGGAGGTGGAAAATGCGTTCTTTAAACTCGGGGTAACTTTCCCCTGGTTTAGCGGAGAGGCCGAGTGTGCGTCCGGCCTTGTCGATGCCGCGCTCGGAGCGCCACCAGCCGGGTCGGGGTTTTGACTTACCCACAGAGTTACCCACAGGGGGGGCGCGCAGCGCCCTAGGTGTTAAAGTCGAAGTCGAAGTCGAAGTCGGAGGCGAATGTCCGTCGTTTGACGGGCAAGTGCGGGCATATGTCTGTCGTTTTCTTGCTAACTCCTTGAGTTCGTTAAAAGCCGCGCCATCAGAATCATGCGGGAGCGGATTTTTTGGATGGATCGCGCGAGGTCGAAAATCATTGCGCGGAATCCAAGCGTAACGGCCTCCGGTCACCTGATAGACGCGCACGAGATCCTGATCGACGAGGTGTGTGATCATGGCCGCGAGGGCTTCCGGTGACTTGCCATCGGTCGATGAACACCGTCGAAACGTGCCGCGCGACAGTTGGACGACGCCGAAATCATCGGCGCACAGGATCAACTCGAAGAACAGCAACCGGTCGGGAACGTCTACCGACAGATAGCGCTCGCTGGTGAGGACCCCATCGCGGATGTAGCGGTTGGGCATCACGGTTCCGCGATCACCGCATCGACCGCTAGCGCGCTCGAGTTGCCCCAGGTAAGGCCGGCCTCGGCGGCGTAGAGCACTTGAACTTGGTCGGGGCCAAAGACGGCGTAAAGCTGGTCGACGAAGGCCGAGCAGATGGGCATTGCGGCCCGTCGTCTCGCTCTGTCTTGTTGCTCGTCCATCGACCCGTCCCCGCCTCTTTAACGCTTAGTTGCCGCGACTTACGCGCTAGTTGCTAGCGGTTAGCGACTCAAGGCGGGTGATGGTTTCCTTCTATTGACCCGTATATAACAAAAGGTATAGCATCTACCGGTAAATGGTCCGGGTGCCTATTACCCGCGTCGGTGGAGGAGTTAAACGGGGCGAAGAATCCCCGTCTCATGATGCGCTTTCAAAAGGTGCAGGCTCTTGCGTGTCCTCCGGGACATTTGTCGGAGGCGTGCGCTTACGCGGACGGTGCAAGAAGACGTCAGGGTCCGCCACGAGACGTCCCGCGGTTAAGTTCTGCAGCCGCAGTTGCTGCAGGGGCGGGATGTGACCGCTACGTTTCCAGTGGCTAATACGCGGCTGCACGATGCCGAGGGCCTGCGCCACTTTTTTCTGCGTACCGAATACCTTAATCACGTCGTCATAGGTCATAAGACATTAAAGTATATACCGATCTGTATAATCTGTCTAGATGGCAACCCCCAGGGATAATGAGGAAATGGATACGGCCACCGCGGAAACCCCGCGTGGCCGCAAGAAACGGCCACCGGTAACGCGCGGCGAGCGGCTGCGCTAT